GGTCTGCCTGTTTAACTGCGGCATCAAGTGATATAACCTCGCTATTCTTCATATATGGATAAAAGTGGTCGGACATATAATGCCAGGCTTCATTCAGCGCTGCAACATCATCTTGTTTCATAACCACAGTTGATTTCCCATATTTAGCCAAGGATTTATAAGCTGCTTCTTGATTGGGGATTGGTAATCCCCATCCCGGATTGATCTCCAGGCCGTGTTCATCAAGAAACATCTTCACTTGCGGATCAATCATTCTCTTATTTGTATATCTAGGAAAACGATTAATACTGCCTACCAACTCAAAATAATCATCTGAAATCCATTTTTCATGATCAATGGAAAGAGATCCACTTGCGTGGAACAAAGGTACTTCACCACGTTGTGTATAACGTTCGGGATACCTAGCCCAAAAGGGCTTCTCTATCTCTACCAAATTCAGAGGGAGTGGGGGCGGTTGAGAAAATCCAGACCACAATGTACGTGTTCTAGACCATTCTTTGCATATGCAATTAATTCAGGGGTTACAGGTTCAAACCTTCCAAAATCAACTCCATTTCCATGGGTCCAAAATCCTACGATATTGCCATCACTGTCTAAAACAGGAGACGCACAATCACCATCGCGGGTTTTTGCATTACACCATCCCAAGGGAGATGCAAATCCAGTAACTGAGTCAGGATTGCCTTTAAGGCCATTTCCATAACCAAATACAGTAACGATTTGCGCATCTTCCATAACCTTAAGTTTTGTATTTCTAAAAGGTGAGGGATGTCCATTTACAAGAAATGTTGCCATATGTTCTCCAAAGACACTTACATCAGAGCCTTTAAAATCAAACGTGTGTACATGATTGATTGCTCTATAATTCACGGATGTATCTTCGGAGAGAGAATGTAAAACAACCCACATTTTTGCACCAATGTGTGTGCTTGAGCACAAATAAGTTGTTTTATCTCCTTCAACTCGATAAAATCGATAAACACCTGCTGCCAAGGCATTGGTCTCAAACGACTGCTTTTTAAGCGCAGTGGGAGCCGCCTTGGAATACTTTTGTTGAGCTTCCTTTAAGAAACTAAGTATCACAGTTTTGTCAGCATGAACGGGTTTCCTTGCCCTTCTAATTTTGTTCCTTAGAAGTGGTTCATCAATTTTCTTGTTGGGTGGAAGTGACGGTTTCTTGTTCTTTTTAACATGAACAGGTCCTTTAACTGTCATAAATATTTCACCTTGAGGATCAAGAGTTGCAAGACTATCATAATAGTTCTTTTTACGCTCTACAGTATCATTCAATTTTTCAGGTAC